CTTACAACAGATGATAGTAAAAATGTCCCGTGGAGAAACTATGTCCCTTGGGCCGAACGGGATTATTAGATCCGTCGAAACCGCTACGGGTATGGGAATACTACTGCCGTCCGGTTTGGTTATGCGTTATGACGGGTTAGATTTTGAGCAGGGGGAGCATGGGCCGGAGTTTAGGTACAAGACTCGGCGTGGGTACACCCGCATCTATGGCGGTAAGTTATGTGAGAACGTGTGTCAGGCTATCGCTAGGTGTATCATCGGTGAGCAGATGTTGGCTGTTGCCAAACAGGAGAAGGTAGCATTGACCGTACACGATTCATTAGTGTGTTGCGTACCTACTGACGACTTAGTACGAGGACAGGCATTCATTGAAAGTTGTATGCGTGTTACGCCCGATTGGGCAGAGGGCTTACCGATAACGTGTGAGTCAGACAGTGGTAAATCATATGGAGAGGCAGCGGGATGAGCGATATTAAAAGAGCAGTACGGGAAGCCAATAGGTTTGCAGATCGAGAGATACGGAAGGCGACTATGTTTAGACACCGCGTTGGCGATACGTTTGCTACGCGAGTATACGGTCTGTTGTTTAGCCCCACCGTGGTTTCGGCGTGCGGGTGGGTTGGGTTGTTTGTGTTGGGCGGGGTAGTGGGAGTATACGTTAATGGGTGAGATTATTAAGTTCCCTGACAAATTCCCAGAAACAACGGGCGACTACTTGGCGATAATGGTGGGTGAGGATGATGACGGAGATCCTGTAGTTTGCGTAGAGCAGTGCCTGACACACGGTAAAAAGACACACATTAATGCTGTATTCCTAGAGGTAGAGCAACTAGACGTATTGATACGTGAACTAACAATAGTAAGTTCGATGTTTGTGGAGAAACACTGATGGGTATAGCGCCGTGGTCGTTCTCGAAGATTAAGTCTTTTGAACAGTGTCCTAAGAAGTTCTATCACTTGAAGGTAGCTAAGGACTATAAAGAACCTGAGACAGAGGCGATGCTATATGGCACCGCCGTACACCTCGCCGCAGAGGAATACGTTAGGGACGGCACGCCGCTCCCCGCTAAGTACGGTTACTGTAAAGATGTTCTCGATGCGTTGATGGCTAAGTCAGGTGAGAAGCTCTGTGAGTTAGAGATGGGGCTTACTGAGAACCTAGAACCCTGTGGATTTAGGGATGATAATGTGTGGTGGCGGGGCATAGCCGATTTAGTTATACTGGATAGAGAAGCCAAGACAGCTTGGGTGATAGACTACAAGACCAGCAAGAACACACGATACGCAGATAAAGGGCAGTTAGAGTTGATGGCCCTCGCAGTGTTTAAACACTACCCCGAAATACAGTTTGTCCGGGGGGGTCTCGTGTTTGTTGTGTGTGGTGAGTTAATAACAGGCACTTACAACAAGCCAGATGAAGCTAAACTGTGGTCTAAATGGTTGTCAGACTATAGCCGTATGGAGAAAGCGTTCGAGAAAGATGTGTGGAACGCACACCAAAGTGGGCTATGTAAACGTCACTGCCTAGTGACAGAATGTGTACACAACGGAAGACACTAATGCGCCCTAGAAAAAGAAAGAAACAAGTCAATGCTCCTGTAGGGAGTGACACGTTTGAACGCCGAATGGAGCGACAGCGTGCCAGACGTGCTATGGATAAGAAAGGCAAAGACGCCAACGGCAATGGCAAGGCTGACAAGCGGGAAGGTAAAGACGTTAGTCACAAGAAAGCCCTAGTCAAAGGCGGCACCAACAAAGATGGTGTTACAGTAGAGGATAGCTCTACTAACCGTAGCCGGAACTACAAAAAGAAAGGCAGTAGAAAGCCTAAGTAAAGAACTCCCTATTGGTATGGGTTGACGCGTGCTTGATGCGTCTTTAAATGATGGCGTGCTCCCGATAAGAGGGCATATAAAGCGCCATAAAATCGAGTAGTCCAACGGTAGCGTGTTTCGTAAAATTTTCACGTTTTCCATCATAAGTAGACCTAGCCCTATCTATGGACGAAGCAGGGCCATTAAATTTTTTCGCGTGACGTGGACATCCACTTCATGCTATTTCGCATCGGAGCGACAAATGAAGATAGTAGACGATAAGGCATTACTACTCACCCTACGTAACCCATCAAGAGTTACTGCGGTGATACCTAAAAGCAAAGAACTACCGAACAACCAAGTACTTGTTAACTGGGGATTGGAGGAGACTCAGGTGTTGCGCAACATGAACATCAACGCGCCATCCCCCATAGAATCTAGGTACGAGTGGTCAGGTAGGTACGCGCCGTTCGACCACCAGAAGACCACCGCCTCTTTCCTAACACTTAACCGTAAGGCGTTTTGCTTTAACGAGCAGGGTACAGGCAAGACCGCTAGTGCTATATGGGCGTCTGACTACCTAATCGACCAAGGCGTCATAAGACGTGTGTTGGTGGTATGCCCCCTATCCATCATGGATTCCGCATGGAGGAATGACCTCTTTAGTTTTGCCATGCACCGCAAAGTAGATGTGGCGTACGGAGCAGCTAAGAAACGGCGCGCGGTAATTGAAGGTGAGGCTGAGTACGTGATAATAAATTATGACGGGTTGGCTATTGTAGAGGACGCTATCGCCAACGGGGGCTTTGACCTAATAATCATAGACGAAGCTACCCACTACAAGAACCCTCAGACTACCCGATGGAAGACGCTCAACAGGTTAGTTGGCCCAAGTACTTGGCTATGGATGATGACGGGTACTCCTGCGGCACAGAGTCCTACAGATGCGTATGGCATAGCCAAACTTGTTAACCCCACTGCCGTACCTAAGTTCTTTGGTTCTTTCCGCGACCAAGTTATGAGAAAGATAACTAACTTTAAGTGGGCACCGAAAGAAGACGCTACCACAACGGTGCATAGGGTGTTGCAACCAGCTATACGGTTTACGAAAGAAGAATGCCTAGACCTTCCGCCGATGGTGTATGTGAAGCGTGAGGTGGAGTTAACACGCCAACAAAAGAAGTACTACAAAGAACTAAAGAGCAAGATGGTCATGGAGGCAGCGGGGGAGCAAGTCACAGCAGCTAACGCGGCGGTCAACATGAACAAACTCCTGCAAATATCTGCGGGTGCAGTGTACACCGACAAGGGTGATGCAGTGCAGTTCGATATAGCTCCTCGATACAAAGTGCTACGGGAAGTGATAGATGAGTCCAGTAAAAAGGTATTAGTGTTCGTACCGTTTAAACACACCATCGACATGCTAACCGCCAAACTACGGGACGATGGCATAACTGTAGACGTTATACGGGGGGACGTACCAGCCCCCAAACGAACTGAGATATTTAAGCGGTTCCAAGAGCAAGAAGATCCCAAGGTGCTAGTGATCCAACCTCAGTCAGCAGCGCACGGCGTCACGTTAACTGCGGCTAATACAGTAGTGTGGTGGGCACCGACGAGTTCACTGGAGACATACGCTCAGGCAAACGCCCGTGTACACAGATCAGGGCAAGATCACAAATGTACCGTCGTCCAACTCCAAGGTTCCCACGCCGAGAAACGTGTTTACGCATTACTCGATAACAGAATCAACGTACACACAAAAATGATTGATCTTTACAAAGAAATACTTGACTAGGGTATTAGATGGTACTAAAGTGGACGCCCTGTCACTAATAGGAGAGAGCAATGAACGATGAAAGCAGCGCCCCTGTTGAGAAACTCACCAAGGTCTTCCATAAGATCAAGGCTAAGAGAGCGGAGCTAACAGCAGAGTTTAAAGAGAAGGACAGTAAGTTGTCCGATCAGTTAGACGAAGTAAAGAAGGCCATGTTAGATTTCTGTAAGACGCAAGGCGTAGATAGTGTAAAGACTTCAGAAGGAATGTTTTATAGGTCTGCCAAGACTAGGTATTGGACTAGCGATTGGAGCAACATGCACGAGTTTGTGTTAGAGCATGGGGCACCGGAGCTACTTGATAAGCGCCTCAATCAGGCAAACATGAAGCAGTTCCTAGAAGAAAACCCCGACCTTACACCAAAAGGTCTTAATGTAGATTCAGAGTACGTAGTAACAGTGAGGAAAAAATAATGTCAGAACTTAAACCCGCTTTTGTACCGATTGAGAATGTAGCAAGACATTTCTCGGTATCCATATCGACCATCCGCGCATGGTTACGTCAGGGTACAATCGCTCCCGATACCTTTATTAAGGTAGGTAACACCTATAGATTTAACCTACCTGCGGTTGAAGCATCTCTAGTAGGTAGCGGCCCAGATGGAAGTAAGAAAGAAGTCGAAGAGGTGTATGTACCCGAGGAATATGGAGAAGAACAGTTAGAGTTGGATTTCGATCTGGATGAAGACGCCTGATGAGTAACGATAGTCTACGCCGAATCAGTCTACGTGGTAGCAAGTTTACAGTAGAGGGTAAGGCACTCGACAGTCAGACTATGGACGTGGTAGTAGTTAATGCCGCCCCAGTGTCCCGCGCTTACTATGGCGAGGCGTACGACCCTAACAGGGTTGCGGTTCCAACGTGTTGGTCACCTGACACGCAGCGACCGGATGAAGCTGTACCCCAAGAGCAAAAGCAATCCATGCGTTGTATGGACTGTCCTCAGAACGTAAGGGGTTCAGGTGAGTTTGGAGGAAGGGCTTGTCGGTTCTCACAACGACTTGCAGTTGTATTTCAGGAAGAACCTGAAGAAGTGTATCAGCTACAGATACCCGCTACCTCTATATTTGGTAGTAGTAAGGGTGGGGATAAAGGGCTGCAAGAGTACGCACGGCTTTTGTCTAAGCATGATACGGCGATAATTGCTGTCACTACTAGAGTATATTTTGATAGTGATAGCGTAGTACCAAAACTTTATTTCAAACCTCTAAGTCGTTTAGACGAAGACACCTATGCCGCCGTATGCAGCATGGTGGATCACGAAGATACTGCGAAGGCCGTCACTATGACTGTCCCTGTAACAAGTGAACCCGTGTCTCCGTTCTCAGCGGTGGAAGGTTTTGACATAAACGCAAACTAAACTAAAATTAGGAAATTAAAATGGCTACAAATAATCAGTATGTAATTAAAAACGTAGAAGCTCTTTACCCGCGAATCAATAAGACTTATAGATTTGATTCTAGCGAGAACCGTAGCGTACCATGTGAACCACTTGAGGACGGCGCTAGGTATGAGATCAAGTTCCGTATGTCTAAAGAAGCTGCTAAAGCTCTGTATGTAGAGATGGCTCAGGCTTACGCTGGGAAGAAAGAAGCTAGCTGGCCTGACAAGTTTGATAACCCTTTTACCAAAGAAGAAGATGGTACTTACGTCTTTAAGGCAGGTCTAAAAGGTGCCTATGGTAAAGACCTTACCTTTAAGCCTATACAATACGATGCAAAAGGAGCTAAACTACCGGAAGACTTTTTGCTCACTACTGGAAGCACTGTGAATGTGGCGGTTACTTTTACGCCGTACAACATGCGCGAGGCAGGTGTATCCCTTAGACTACGTGCCGTACAGGTGATCAAGTACGTACCTATGACAGCAGCGTCACCGTTTGACGCAGTAGAAGGAGGGTTTGAATTTGCCGCCGAAGAGAATCCATTCGAGGTAGTTACCGATGCCCCCGTGTATGCCGCAGCAAAAGCAGAAGTCACTGATACTTTGTTTGAGGATGAGGAACCCGTTGCACCGGAGCCTAAAAAAGTAGTCAAGAAAACTGCTCCTGCTCCCAAGACAGACGACGATGCGTTGGCTTCTATTGTCGCTGACTGGGACGACTGATACTCCCCCTTGTAATACAACACCTGTAGCTAGGATTATTCCGAAAAGGGCGTGCAAGCGCCCCTGCTATGGTACCTCTCGGAATTAGGTAGCCATATGAATATTGAAGATTTTTTAAGAAGGGCAGTAGCAAACGAGGGTTATTACTGTGCGTTTTCTTCCAACACCAAGGCAGATACTAGGGTACAGAAGTTCTATACCTCTGTGGGTGACATGGCAGATGCGGCACGAGACCTAGACAACAAAGGATACGATGCGTACTTCGCATTAGCCACGTTCGAGGAATCAAACTCCCGTAGAGTTAATAACGTGAAGCGACTAAAGTCTTTCTTCCTAGACTTAGACTGCGGTATTGACAAGGAGTATCCTACTCAAGAAGAAGCTATCCTAGCATTGCAGGGGTTTTGCAGTACGTTATCACTGCCCGCACCTAAGATGGTTAACTCAGGTAGAGGTGTACACGCGTATTGGTTTCTATCTGAATCCGTATCACTGGACGACTGGCTACCTGTAGCAGAACGCCTCAAAAAGTTATGCGCACAACATAAATTACTGGCCGACCCGTCTGTAACTGCGGACGCCGCTAGGGTACTGCGGATACCCGCTACCCATAATCACAAGACAACACCTCCCTCCGTAGTAGAGTTCTATGGAATAGACAGTCCTGCCGATGTAGATTTTGATAAGTTCTCTACCCTGCTTGGTGGGGGGATGATACCAGTACCCAAGAGAATGGTTCCCTCTGGCGCAAGTGCCGTCATGCAGACAATCATGGGTAATAACGAAACTAAGTTTAAAGACATTATAGCCAAAACCGCTAGGGGTACGGGCTGCGCACAGTTAGGCACGATCCTGACTGACCAAGCCAATTGCAGTGAGCCTATGTGGAGAGCCGGACTGTCCATTGCTAAGTTCTGTAGTGACTCCGAAGTGGCCGCACGTAACATATCCAAGGGTCACGAAGGTTATTCAGCAGCGGCTACGGCAGCGAAGATGGAGCTTATTAAAGGCCCATACCTGTGTAATTCTTTTGACGAGTTCAACGCTGATGTGTGTACGCAGTGCTCCCACTGGGGAAGAATAAAGTCTCCTATCGTGTTGGGCAACAGGGTCATACCCGCGACCGCAGCGGACAACGTAGTCAAGGTGCCTACTACACCTGTAGAACCTGAGCTAACTGCCGACCTACCTGCTTCTACTACCCATGTGATTCCGGCGTACCCTAAGCCTTTCTTTAGGGGTGTCAACGGGGGCGTCTATATACGCACGACTGACGCGGATGGTGACCCCGATGAGAAACTTGTGTACCACAACGACATATACGTAACTAAGCGTATTTCAGATATAGAGATGGGCGAAGCGGTAGTCGTCAAACTACACTTGCCGAGAGATGGGGTTAGAGAGTTCACAGTACCACTCACTTCAGTAACCTCCAAAGAAGACTTACGTAAACACATGGCTATGCACGGCGTAGCTGTTACCAGAATGGATGACCTTATGAGTTACATGACAACGTGGGTAAACGAGTTACAGGCTACTAGCGTAGCAACTGAGGCGCGTAGGCAGTTCGGTTGGACAGACGATACGTTTAAGTCGTTTGTATTGGGCGATAAAGAAATATTTGGGCATACTATCAAGAACAACCCACCCTCTACCCCGACAGCGGGGTTGTTTCACGCGTTTGAACCCAAGGGTACTTTGCAAGAGTGGATCGACATGGCTAACTTCTACGACCGTGACGGGTTTGAACTACACCAATATATCGTAGGCACGGGGTTTGGCTCTATTCTTATGGCCCTATGCCCTATCGCATGTTCGGGGTTCCACATCCACAGTAAGGAAAGTGGACTTGGTAAGACTACTGCAATGTATATAGGCGCATCAATTTGGGGTAATCCCAAAGAGCTAGTGCTAGACGAGAACGATACGCAGAACTCTAGGATGCTACGCGGCGAGGTGTACCATAACTTACCCTTATATATTGACGAGTTAACCAACGCGAAGGGTGACGAGCTGTCTGACATGATCTACCAGCTATCCGGTGGTAAGCAGAAGAACCGTATGACTAGCGGCGGCAACAACACTGAACGTGCTAGGGGTAAACCTTGGAGCTTACTAGCTGTTACTACTGGAAACACTAGCATCATAGAGAAAGTCAGCTTGTATAAGAATATGCCAAAAGCAGAAGCACAGCGCATGATGGAGACCAGAGCGGTTAGGTTGTTTTCCGATGCAGGGTCTAAGGCCGAGACAGACGCACACGCCGTTAATGCTACTACGCTGTATGGACATGCAGGTATACCTTTCGTGCAGTTCGTAATTAATAACCTAGAGGCGTGTACGGATTTGTTAAGCAAGGTTCGCGCTAGGATAGACAAGGCAGCGGGCCTGACAGCAGAGAACCGTTTCTGGTCAGCGGGTGCGGCAGCTACGGTAACTGGGTTACTCATAGCCAAAAGGCTAGAGTTAGTAAACTATAACACTACAAAACTAATGACCTATACCACTGGGTTACTATTAGAAAACAAAGGTGGGGTAACCGAATTGAGTGTTACCGCAGCCGACACACTAAACGACTACTTCCACGAGCATTGGGGTAGCATACTAAAAATCAAAAGCACCGATGACCTACGCAAGACACACGATAATGGATTAGATACGCTAGTAATTCCTGAGCTAGACCCCAAGGTTCGTTTGGTAGGGCGTTATGAGACTGACACTAAACGCGCATACCTCCTACCCAAAGTACTTAAAGCATGGTGCGGTAGGCAGCAGATGAACTTCGCCTCGTTTAAGAAGGAACTGGAAGCCGATTTTGGAGCTAAGACAACCAAGGTACGTCTGACTAAAGGTACTACTACTCAACTACCTCCGACCACTGTCCTATCTATAGACTGTTCAAAAGTGGACGTAGTAGAACCCTCGTCCTAACGTGTTAATGCTAGATGACTTAGACCCCGACGGCATACGCATCGTAATTAACTGGGAAGGTATGCCAAGGGGAGCTTCGGTGTTCGTACCGTGCATAAACACACACAAGGCAAAGGATCAAGTCAACGCGATAGCTAAAGCAAAGCGATGGCAAGTAACAACAAAAATAGTCATAGAAAATGGCAAATTAGGTATACGTCTCTGGCGGACTATATGATACCATGATGGACGAAGAGTGAGTCCCTCCCTCAGTTCTTCGTTTCCCCTTAACCCCCTGTTCGTTTCCGAGACGGCAGGGGGTTTTTTAATTGTCTCTAGCCTTTAAAGCCTGAACACGCAATCGGTACAAAAGCGGGTCTGAAAGATACACGCCGTTGTATGATTTCTTTGCGCTCTTCATCGCCCTTGTAAGACTATCAGTGAAGTTGGTGCCGGATAGAGCTAGCTCAGGCCAGTCGGCGTTAAACTTTTGCGCCTCCTTTAGTGCCGCGTACATCACATCAACATCACCCCTGCGGTAACCCAGAGTATACTTGGAGGTTATATCTGACTTACGTTTTCCCACTGCCACGTCAATCTTCTTTAAACGAGAGGCCGATTCGTTTGCGAGGGTGTACCCTATCGGGGGGAATCCCAACGCGCTGAAGAGCAAATCTTTTTCGGTTAGTCCTCCGTAGATTACTCCTTCCTTACGCGTCTTCATGGCTCTATCTTCGCGGTACCTACCGACAACCGGTAAAGTACGGGCTAAGTTTGTAAGCCCTGCGGGGAGTAAGTTTTCGACCCCTCGTTGTACTTCTCCGTCTTTGAAGTCTTTTCCTGCACGGTAGAATCTTTTAGCAGTGCTCCATGCAGGGCCACCAAAGTAAAGTCCGATAAGTTCTTCAGGTTCAGGGTCGTTAAGGTAACGGTTCTCTCCAAATAACAAGTTAGTAAGCGCGATTCTGCTCGACACGTCTACCCCCGAGTAGTAGGAAAGCGGCCCTTTATAGAGCATTTCGTCTACCGCGTACAGCAAAGCCCCCCTTGCATCTACATCGTCCTCGTCCTCGAACTCCTCTCCAAACAGATCTATCAGCAGCATGGCCATTCCCGCTAGGGGTACTCCTTGCACCCCCGCGAATACGAGAGAAGAGGCGGTTACGTTAATCAACTGTTGGGCCGCCTGAACCTTTACCGCTCTCACTTCTTGTTTGGACATCGTGGGGTCACCGCCAACTCCTATAGCCATAAAACTTTTTGCCATGGTGGTGTACATACGCATACCGTAACTCTTATACATACCCGCTACCCGTCCTATACCTTCTCGAATAATAGGGGGAGTAGTCTCTAGGGTAGCACCACCGTTAGTTTCGTGGGTCAAGTACATAGCTTCTCTGGAGGCCATCTCCATTCTGGCAGAGCTGCTTGAGGGCACATCAACAAAAGTAGACTCTCTGGCACTGTACACTCGACTACTAGCTTCCATCTGCTGTAGTACAAGGTCATAGGTAGCGAGTAAAGTAGTCTGACGGTTAAACTTTTCCGCGAGGTTAAACGCATAGGCTGACGCAGAACCCCAGCTAGTTAGACTCGTCAGGTTCTGAAAGGCGGTCTTTTTAGGGCCACCTTGAGTGTCCGCTACGGCAGATACGTCCATGTTCACCGTGGTATCAATAAGTCCCTGTTCTAAGGCAAGTTTAATTATAGGGATCAAACGCTCTTTAGCGGCTACCATAGCTTCCGCTTCTTTCTTAGATATGGGGGAAAGGGGTGAAGAAGTTAGGGCCATTATTTTATCTTTGGCATCTTTCTTGAAGGTGACTTGAAGCTCTTTGAAAGTCTTACCCCCTCGGTTGACTTCCACTTCTTTTGTATCGTACTCCTTGTCCATACGAACTAGGGTACTTGAAACCGTGTTACTCGCTGTAGAAAACGCAGCCATAGTGGCATCTAGTCCGAATCTTGGCGATAAGTTTGGGATAATAAACAGGGGTATCTGAGACAAGTTAACAATCGCAGAAGATGCGTTGAATCCAATGGTGTAGATAAACGCTACCTGATTAAGTCGTTTAGCCGTAAAATCGGAGAATAAACCTGTTTTATTTTTAGCTCCTACCCTAGCGAATCTTGCCCTGTCAAGTAACTCATCCCTAATTAGGTTAACAGTAACGGGGTCTGCTGCTAGAGTACGACCTCTAACTACGACAGGGTTGTTCGCCGCATTGTCGGCAAGTCTTTTAATCTCTGCTTCTATGGCTTTTATCTTTGCACTACCCCGCAGCTTTGCGATTTGCGAGCTTAGGCTATACCCTTTGTTACGAAGGGCAATAGCAGCATTAGGGATGTATCCGTACGTGTTAGTACGTCCCTGCAATGACTTGGCGAAAGAAGTTTCTGGTAGCGCAGATATAAACAACTGCATTACGTCTGACTGTACTTCTGGGGGCAAGCTATTCGCCTTAAACAGGTCTAGTACATCCGCTACAAACGATCCAGAGGGAGCATTAACAAAGTCTTTGCCGTTTATGTCAAAGTCGCCATCGTAGTACTCCGCTTTGGAATCTACAGTACTTGAGTCGTTTTCAGCTTGTCTCTTAGCAGCCATCGCTTCTGCCTTGGTCTCGAACATAAGGAACACAGGCTGAGGCTTACCGTCCACCATAGTGGTATACGATAACTTGTGTTGGCCTTCACGTACTAGGGGGAAGTATACGTCGATCTCGCCCCTCTTGGTGATTTCTTTGAACACCCGCGATTTCATTTCAGTGCCTAGCTCTATGTTATCTCCGACAACCAAATCTATCTGCCCGTTAATAACTTCTATAAGGTCGCGGTACATTTTCTTATAGAAGGAACGCTGGCGGTTAAACTCCGCTTGCCCTTTCGGCCCTATCGCGTTCCAGTGTTTTTGC